CATCCTGATCGAGACCGAGCAGGTCACCAGCCCGAGGATCATCCCCTACACGGCTGGATACATCGACGGCATCCGCTACGACCAGTTCGGCAACCCGATCAGCTACGACGTGCTGAAACATCACCCGGGCGGCCAGTTCGCGTGGTCCGGCACCGAGTTCGAGCAGATCCCTGCGAAGTGGATGCTGCACTGGTTCATGATGCGGCGACCTGGCCAGCATCGCGGCGTTCCCGAGTTCCGGTCAACCCTGAATGTCGGCGCGAGTTCGCGGCGATGGCGTGAGGCGACTCTGGCGGCGGCCGAGACTGCGGCGGACTACGCGGCGATCATTCACACGAATCTCACGCCGGATGGTGCTGACGAAGTCCATGCGATGGACACTCTCGATTTCGACAAGCGGATGATGACCGCCCTCCCAATGGGGTGGGATGTCAGCCAGATGAAATCGGAACACCCTGGGACGACCTACGAAGCGTTTCACGCGGCCCAAGTCAACGAGATGGCTCGACCCAAGTCGATCCCCCAGAATCTCGCGATGTGCAACTCCTCGGGGTATAACTTCGCCTCGGGGAAGCTCGACCACGGCACCTACTTCCTGACCATAGACTTGGAGCGGTCGGACTGTGAGGACACGGTTCTTGATCCGCTGTTCGAGCGGTGGTTTGAGCGTGCGATCCTCGTCTACGGTTGGGGCTTTGATGCCACACTGGCTGCACGTCATTCTTGGGACTGGCCCCATCATCCTATTGGCGATCCTGAGAGCGAAGCCAATGCCACCGACAAGCGTCTGAAGAACGGCTCTACCACACTCTCGCATGTCTATGCCGAGCAGGGGTTGGACTTCGAAGACCATGTCGAGGAGATGGCCAACGACTACGGCGTCTCGGTCGATGAGATGCGTGATACGCTGCGGATGAACCAGTTTGCCATCGTCACGCAGAACATGGCCAACATGCAGCGGCAAGAGCAGCAGGCGGCTCCCACGGAAGACGTGACGGCGGCGGCGGTTGATCTTCGACCTACGACGGGCATGGCGGCTGCTGCGAAGTCTGGCCTGAAGCTACACGAGGCGGGACGGTCTGGCAGTGGGCTGAAGCCCGAGACGGTCGCCAGAGCACGCAAAATTGCAGCGAGGACATCGCTGACTGAGGCCCACGTCCGCGAGATGGCGGCATGGTTTGCTCGGCACGATAAGGCAAGTCGGTCACCCGGCTGGAATGCCAAGGGCAAAGAGAAGCCTGGCTGGGTGGCGTGGCAGTTGTGGGGCGGGGACGCTGGCAAGACGTGGTCGCAGGCGAAGGTTCGACAGATGGATGGTGGCGAATGAAAACCCTTCAGAACATCGTGATTCACGCCGAGCAGTCGACCGTCGAGGCGAGTGTCGGAGAAGGCCAGCGTCCCAAGTTCGACGTGATCGCCTACAACGGCGGCCCGCTGACTGTCGGTGGCTATGACCTGCCAATCGTGTTGGATCTGGCTGGCCTTGAACAAGGGAAGTCAGTCATCGCCAATCTGCACCACAAGAAAGACCATCTGGTCGGACATGTGGGCACAGTCGAGAACAACGGCAAGACGCTGCGATTGAGCGGCGAGGTCAGTGCCGTCTCGCAGTCGGCGACCGAATTCGTCGACTCCGCCAAGAACGGTTTCCCGTGGCAGGCCAGCATTGAGGCCAAGCCATTGAAGGTCGAGGAAATTCCAGAGGGTCGTGCGGTCATGGTGAATGGTCAATCCATTCAAGGACCGGTGTACGTGGCCCGCAAGAGTCGTCTGTATGGGGTGGCGTTCCTTCCGCATGGAGCGGATGAAAACACCACGGTTCAGTTGGCTGCCTCGGCAGTCGAATTTTCGCACGTGAAAGGTGCAAACATGCCGTTCGACAAATGGGTCGAGGCGATGGGATTCGATGCCGAGTCCCTGACCGATGTGCAGCGCGAAAGGCTGCAGGCGAAGTTTCAGGAGGAGATCACTGCCTCGGCGAGCGAGGAAAAGGTGGTCGAGGCAACCGACTTCGATGTGGGCGACATCAAGGCGGCGGCGGCCGAAAATCTCAATGACCTTGAGGCGTCGTTCGCCGAGTACGAGGGGGAAGTTCCCGCCGCGAAGTTCGCGGAAATCAAGGCGACTGCCCTTAAGCAGCATCGCGAGATGAAGGCCAAGGCGATCCGCGAGAAGTGGAGTGCGCCCAGGTTCGACGTGGAGTCGGTGCGTGCCGTGTCCGGGGTCAAGCTTGATTTGGTGCGGGCCGGCGCTTCCCACGAGGGGCCTGCCATTCACGTGAGCAAGCGGGATGAGATGAGCCCAACGGTCATCGAGGCGGCGTTGGCGTTGACGATGGGAATGCCCAACGTCGAGAAGCAGTACAAGGCCGAGGTCTTGGAGGCTGCCGACAAGAACTACAAGAACATCGGCATTCAGCAGATTCTGCTGATGGCGGCGTCGGCCAATGGAATGCCGATCAACGCTGGCCAACGAGTGCATAACGGCAACCTGCGGCAGGTGCTGAAGAGGGCGATGCCTGACGTTGAGGCCAATAGCTTCTCGACGCTGGGCGTGTCGGTGTCGAACATCCTGAGCAACGTGGCAACCAAGGAATTGGTCGCTGGCTACGAGGAGCAGGACAATACGTGGCAGGAAATCAGCCAGATCAAGCCGGTGCGGGACTTCAAGAAGGTCACGACATACCGATTGCTGGACGACATGCAGTATGAGCCACTTGGGCCGGGCGGTGAGATCAAGCACGGCACCGTGTCGCAGGAGAGCTACGAGCGGCAGGCCAAGACCTACGCCAAGATGTTTGCGTTGACCCGTGAGGACATCATCAACGATGACCTCGGGGCCTTCGACGATCTTCGCACCCGGCTTGGTGCGGGCGCTGCCATGAAGATGCGTGACATCTTCTGGTCGACGTTCTTGGACAACTCGGCGTTCTTTACCTCGGGTCGCGGGAACTTCATCAGCGGTGCGACCACCAATCTGGGGGCGGACGGCGTTGGCCTCGGACTGGGGCTGAAGGCGTTCAGGACCATGAAGTCGGCGGAGGCCGATGGTGCCAAGCGACTGGGCGGCGAGCCAGTCCTCTTGCTCGTCCCTCCCGAGCTGGAAACCGTTGCACGACAGCTCTACACGGCCACCAATCTGGTCGGTGGAAGCACGACTGTTGTCAACGCGAACATCTACCAGAACAAGTATGTGCCCGTGGTTGTGTCACAGTTGTCGGAGCCCGGATTCACCGGCAACTCGGCGACGGCGTGGTATTTGTTCCGGGCCAAAGCCGTCTACGCGGCGATGGTGGTGTCGTTCCTCAACGGCCAGCAGTCTCCCGTCGTGGAATCGGCGGATGCAGACTTCAACACCCTCGGCATCCAGTTCCGTGGCTACCACGACTTCGGCGTGGACAAGGCGGAATACGTTGCCGGTGTGAAGTCGAAGGGCGCTGCCTAACTCTCTGATTCCAATCTGATCCACAAGGAGATTCTACGATGGGTGCGACTTTTCGGCAGGAAGGGTGTGCGATTGACTACACCCCGACCACTGCCAAGACGGCGGGAGATGTGGTGGTCCAGAACGGACTGCTCGGGGTGGTCAAGACTGACATCGCTGCGAATGCGTTGGGCAGTCTGACCATTGAAGGTGTGTTCCGATTCACCAAGGCCACCTCGGCCGGGAATGCGATGGCTGTTGGTCAGATCGTCTACTACGACGTGGCGAACGACCGTGTGTCGACCGCCGCGTCGGTTGGCGTTCCGGCTGGCAAAGTGGTGGTGGCGGCTGCTCTCGCGGACACGACCGTTGATGTTGCCATCAACGAGACTGACGGGAGCACTCAAGTGGCCGGTGTGGCGGTGGCTGCATCGACGGCCCTGACTGCAACTTCCACAGAAACCAATTTCGACAATTCGACGCTGACCATTCCGGCCAATGGCCTGCGGGAAGGCGATGTCATTCGCGTGCGCGCGCAGGGGATTGCCACTGCGACCAACTCGACGGACACCCTGACCGCGAAGATCAAGCTCGGCACCACGACCGTTGTCAGCACGGGTGCTGTGGATGTCGCCAACAACGACATCTTCTATCTGGAAGCTGACATTGTTGTGCGGACCACCGGTGTATCTGGCACTGCGGTGGCCTGCGGTGTGGCTGCGATTGGCGTCGAAGGCACTGTGACTTCCAAGCCTGCCAAGCTGGCTTCCACGACCGTGGATACCACGGCGGCCATTACGCTGGCCATCAGCGGTCAATGGTCGACCACGAGCGGTAGCAACAGTTGCCGTCTCGATGTGTGCAATTGGGAAATCCTGCACCGCAACTAATGAGCGATCTTCTGCTGTCGGCTGAGTCGTGGCTGGCAGGCGTCCACAAGGCGTCTGTCAGCCAGGCCGTCGTGTACCAACGTGGTTCCTCCTCGGTCACCATTCAGGCGACTGCTGGGGATTCTGCGATTGCACAGCTCGACCAAGGGATCATCGTCGGCTACAGCACAAAGGACTGGCTGGTGACGGCGACTGACTTGGTCCTGAACGGCAGACAAATTTTGCCAGAGCAGGGCGATACGATCACGCATGGAAGCAAGGTCTATCGTGTTGCCTCAGATGCGAGCGGAGAGAAACCCTATCGGGACAGCGGTTCCGGTGGTGTTGTGCTGCGGATCTTCACGAAGCAGGTGCGGTAATGGCATCCCCGATTGTGCAAGCCGTCGAGGGTGTCTGCGCCGCCTTGCGTGAATTGGTCGATGCCGGTGAGGTGGCGATTCCTGCCTTGCGGGTGATCGAGACGTACCGACCGACCATGCTGCGTGAGTCCTTCGAGGACGGGATCTCGGCCATCGTCTACCCGCAGGCGACATCAAGAAACCGCAGTGGGATGCCCGCACAGTTCGATGAATATCAGATCGACGTGGCGGTCGAGTTGGTGCGTCGGATCGAGCACGGCAGCCTCTTGGAGCAGCAGAAGCTCATGATCAACTACGGGCAGGACATCGCAGACGGACTGTCGCGGAAGTTGTCCGTGTCTCTCGGGATGATGGCGTCGAGTGACGCGGGGATGTTCGAGGATCTGTCACACGATGAGTTGGATCTGATCTCGGTCAAAGTGTCCGGGATCTATCGCATCATGCACTCGGTGACGTGATGAAGTACCAAAGGAAGCCACATCCGAACGAGTTCCGGGCGTCCGTTGACATGGACACGGACCTGATCGTCAAGCTGCGTGACATAAGCAATCGCACGTTGCGGCTGGCGACCCGGGCGGCATTGCATGCGGCTGCAACAGAGATCAAAAAGGTCGCAAAGCAGAAGACACCAGTGTACACCGGATGGTTGCAGAAGGCGCTGCAGACAAAGGACAGCAAGCACACGAGTCGCAAGCTGTATTCACTCGTCGGGGCCAGCCGGAAGATCTTCGGCCCAGCCATGAAGAGCTACTTCCGCAAGAAGGGCGAGGCGAAGCGGGCAGGTGTTCCGCTGGTCGTCACATCGAAGAAGATCCGCAAGCCCACGAAATATCTGCACTTGGTCGAAAAGGGATTCAAGCATCGCAATGGCAAGCAGGTGCCAGGCCACGGAATGCTTCGTAAGTCGATGGAGCAGACGAAGGAGCAAGTCAAGCAGAGAGTCCGCATGAAGCTCATGGAACGGTTGGCGAAGAACCAGCCATCGGACGACATCCCCACAACTTGAAAGGAACTGAGACATGCCTGTGACAGCAGCCCCGATGCAGGGCCACTCCGCAGCGATTACGTTTGGCACTGGCTTCTTCGCGTGGATTACGGACATCAATCCGTCGTCGATGCGGCGGGAAGCATTGGAGACGACTCATAGTGCCACCACGACGGCCCGCACGTTCATTCCCGAGAAGCTGGTCAATTACGGCGAGCTGCGGGTGACGATTCTGTTCGACGCCTCCAAGGACCCCCCCATCGAGGGGGCTGCCGAGAGCATCACGATCACCTACCCGATGGCGGCCGGGGCTACCACGGCGGCTACGTGGACTGGCACTGGGTTCATGACCGCCTACGAGCCCACCGTGCCGATCAATGGAATCATGACCGCCACGGCGACGATCAAGTGGACCGGCGCGGTCACTGTCAATGCAGCGAGCTGATCATGACAACCAAAGATGCACTGTTCTCGGCCGCCAAGCGCGTCAAGCGCACGTCTGTTAATGTGTCGGAATTCATGCCCGATGTGACGGTGTGTGTGAAGGTTCTCACTGGAACTGAACTCGACAAATACACCGAGAGTGTCCGGC